CCAGAGACGCACGGCGGCGACGGACGGGAGGGATAGAGAAGGCTGCACGGACTTCAGGCTTCAGTTCACGCTTCATGGAATCCAGCTCGGCGTCCAGGAGAGCAATCGCTTGCCGTTCGTTCTCCATATCTGCCATGAGCTCCTTGAACTTAGAGTCCGTCACGATGGGCTTGATCGCCTCCCAGATCGTCTTGCCGTCCAGAGACATGAGGTTGCGCCCACCCTCAATGAGCTTCTCACGCAGGATGTAGACGATGTAGACGCAAAAGAGTGCTACACCTGTCTGCCCCGCAATCACTCCGCTTCCAGCCGCAAGCTGGGCAGAAAACTCAAGAGCTGACAGGGTGTTGGTGAACATCGTTCCAAAGGTAGGCATGGCTGAGGACACACTGATCAGTCCGTTGACTACGGCTGTTCGTATACCCTCGTTCACTCCTACGATCACTGCACCACCAGCCGAAGCCCACTTGAGGGCTGCTACGATATCCACTGGCTTGGACTCAGCCTCAGCAGCTTTGGCTTCAATAGCCGCCGCCATATCTGATGTTATCTTATCGACCGTGGTGGCGCCACGACGGCACTGAGACGTAAAGAACTTCGCAATCGCACCTCCTAGTTCACGGAACCCGCCACCGACCTTCCGGAAACGCCGCCGGCGACCGCCTGTTGCCCCTGACTCTGGGACACCAAGACCTACAATAGTTTCGGACATGACATCTGCCAGTTCTGGATCACATCCTCCGCTGTAGACTCCCGCAATTATCGTTAGAACTTCATCCGCCGACGCTGGGACTCCCGCCTTTGCAGCTGAACCGTATTTGTGTAGCAGGGTCACCAGCCACTCTGGCCGATCGCCAGACGGAATTTGGATACCTTTGGATTTAGCCATATCGATAAGAGCGGCCACCGCCGACTGACCAGAAGAAGACATTATTCATACCCGAGAACAAAATTAATCAAGAAGAGATTGTGTATACATAATTTGAACCGGTGGCACTATCAAAGGCTACAAACGAAAGCTTGTTCTGACTGCTAATGACTGGCGAAGTCCTTATAGTTCCTGGAGTATTGTACTGAAACAGATTTGGACCCGATGTGCTGAACGCAACTGGCATGGACGAGGTCGGAGGAGTAGAATACCGATAGACTGCATCGGAGGCGCATACATACAAAGACCCCCCTCCGTCAATGACTGGAGTTATGTTGCTTAGGACATTACTCTCAGCCGATCTCCAGAAACTACCCACGTTTCCTCCCCCTGAATCAACATATGCTCCAGGAACACCAAGAAATCCGCCAGCTGCATACAGGATACCGCTCGTTGTAGTGAAATACAACCAAGTCGTGCCTTGGAAATCGGTAAATAACACAGGAGAAGACCGGAGCGTTCCGATTCCAGATAAGGTTACAACCGTATCTGCCCCTCCTCCGAATCGGGTAGGGGTCTTATTGATTATGTGTACTGTATTAGAGGCAAATGTTGCCAATAGATTACCAGCCATAGACGGAGCATTGCATATAGGCAGGGTCCCAGTTGGATATGTCCAATAATTCGATCCAGTTGTTGCACTGTAGGATACCAAGTTTCCTCCCAGAGTTCCGGCAAATACAGATACGCCGTCAGTCACCAAAGAGCTCTTGAACTGGTCTCCTACTAGAGTATTGCTCCACACTGGATTCCACGATGTAGTGTCAAGAGCAATTATGGTGTTCCCGTAGGCAGCAATAAGCTGGGATTGAGTATCTATGAACAATGGAGCCCCCGCAATCTGCTGGGTAAAATTTCTGCTGTATCGGACACTTCCATTCTGATCTATAACTTTCAATAGTTTCGAATCAGTGATGAAAGCTACCAGACCTGTAAAGGAAACAACGACAGGTGTAGACACCGTTGAGCCCTGCGGATATTGGTAGAGAAGTGTTGGGAACCGCGTGCCACCAGAGGTATTAAGAACATTGAGAGTGCCAGACCGTGTCATGAAATAGAGGTATCCTTGCGGACCAAACGACATTGGAAAGGAGGAGGTTTGCAAAGAAATGTCCCGGATACTTGTTGAACTGGCAGAGACACGCAAGGATGACAACACCCCCGTGCTCACAAACAATTTTGTGGATTGTGACGTTGGTGTTTCCACAGGGTAGATTGGGGCAACTGGTGTAGGTGGAGGTGGAGGCGGGTTCGGATTTACCCGTCCAGGTGTTATTGTAGGACACAGAATCGTGACAGTATTGATACACGAATACCGAACTTGTCCAGGTCCGTCTCCAGGAGAGGGACGTTTTACCGCAACTCTTTGTGGGTAAGCGAATGACCAATACTCGGTAGGATTGAAGGGCACTACCGATTTCTTACAGTATCCTGGAGCCGGGAGACCACAATTCGGGAAAAACGGCGATGGAATGGGGGCTGCAATTGGGGACCGCACAAATACATTGAATGTTACCTTTGTGAAGAGCTGGGCGCCAAACGGATCTAGGCTTGTAATATACAGAGCTCCCTGTGGATCCACTGCGATTTGATTGGGATTGATGAACTGGTAGTCCTGAGCAAAACTTGATACAGTGTTACTGCCTCCACCTGCAATAATGATACTTGTATTTTTAACGATGTTGTAGAGATATACTCCTGGAAAAGCCGACTTGGTCTGAGTATACAGAATATTGGTTGGTGTCAATACCGCAAGACTGGTTATTGTGCTTTCTGGAGCGGCGGCTGTGGCAGACTGAAGGGTGTTTTGTCCGGATGTGAAATCAAAGTAGTAAATATTTCCAGTGTAACTGTCGGCTGTATAAATGCGTGTTTCATCTTCACTCAGGACAAGTCCAGTAAAGATTGAATTCGAACCGGGTGGTTGCTGAAAAACCAAGTTTACCTGTCCCTGACCGTAATTGTCTACAGTAGAGATCGCATTGCCGTTTGCACTAATGAAATATACAGTGTTCTGTGAATTAATAGCGACTCCACCGGTGTTTGAACCGAATGCTGGGATGTTCTTTATATTTCCTGATGATGCCAGCGGGATCCGAAGAAACTGTGCGTCAGACGGTGCACTCAGAAAAAGATACTTCCCCGCCGGATCGGTTGTTAAGGAAGTAATCGTTCCACTCAGGGTCCCAGAATACCCTGTGATAGTGACTCGGGTTACACTATCTGAACTCTCGTCATATTTGTAGACACGACCATTCGATGTTCCGAAATAGAAGTTGTTAAAGTAATATCCGAATCCAAATGAGGATGGCGCCAGGCACATGGCTGAAATTTTGTCTCCGTTTAGAGCCGTCTGTAGATTCAGTGAATACTCGACGGTGGCTCCGCTCATTATACTGGACACGGAGAATTACACGTAGGGCTTCACGAGAAGTAGTGAGATGGCATCGTGGATAACGGCTCCCCAATACGCTTCATACCACGACCTCTCAAATCCCAGAATCATGACCGCAATGACGACAATCGAACGCAGGAACGTGTTGATCAGCACGTTCGAAGTTGGAACGAAGAAGATGTCCATTTCAGTCTAGTAAAGAAAAAAATATTATCGGGACGAACGCATGCGGTGGGGGGAAACCCGCCGTGCCGCTGTCCGCAAGAAAAAAATAATGTCAGTAAGGAGCATAAACAACAATGGGAGGTGGTCTAATGCAGCTCGTCTCGTACGGTGCCCAGGACATCTATATCTCCGGCAACCCCCAGATTACGTTCTGGAAGGTGCTGTACAAGCGCCACACCAACTTCGCCATGGAGGCGATTGAGGTGACGTTCAACGGACAGGCCGACTTCGGTCGCCGTGTCACGGCTGTGATCAGCCGCAACGCTGACCTGATGTACCGCACGTACATCCAGGTGACGCTGCCCCAGATTGCGCTGACGGTCAACAACACCCGCTTCCGCTGGCTAAACTACGTCGGCCACCGCCTGATCAAGCAGGTCGAGATCGAGATCGGCGGCTCGCGCATTGACCGCCAGTACGGCGACTGGATGCAGATCTGGACGCAGCTGACGCAGCCCCTCGGCACTCAGGTGTCGTTCGACGACATGGTGGGCAACTCCGCCGACCTTGTGCTGCTGAAGGACTCGGCGGGTGTTGCGCTGGACGC